AGCTACTGAGCTGCGGTTTCAGTGTGCCCGCATTGAACAGCGTCGGCGTGGCGTGCGTGAAATACTTCTGCGACATGAGGTTATACGTGGTGACCACCTTGTCTATATCGCCTCCATGGATCCCCACCGACACACGCAACCACATGTATTGCGGACGCTCCACCGTTTTTCCGTTCGTGCCCATCAAATACGACCGCTCCAGTGTCTTGAACCCGAAATAGTCAATGAGAAAGTCACGGGACATGATAATAATGGCCTCCAGTTCATTACAATGTGTGCAAACCGTGGCCCAGAACTCGTCGCTGATGAGTGGCGACGGGTGACCGTGCACGTCCTTGAATTCATGCAGTTGTTCCATTGCCGCATGAAATGTGACTGGAGTGTTTTTGTGGTGGTTGGATATGATAATGTATGCCGCCAACGTGCCGTAGTCGGGGTGCTGCGTGGCCATGGTGGCGCACTGCTCGGCCGTGAGCTCATCTATTTTTGTGGTGGGAATACCGTCATACAACTGGTCAATCACCTTCATGGCAAGAGACGTGTAATTCACTGCAGAAATACCGGCTTGCCGGCCCACATTACGAATGCGGGCCAGTATTTTGTCAAAAGCGATAACTTCATATTCGCCGTTGCGCTTAATCACGCGCATGTCTGTGTCAGCGTCGTTCATTGTTTTGCGATACAATTATATGACTTGTGGTTTTATATTATTTTTGCAATCATACTTATCCATAAAAAAAGTTTTTTTTGTTTTTGGTTTTTTGAATTTTTAGTGGGTTTGTTTTTGTATCATTGTATCATCTATCATTCGGTGCAGTTACACAGACATTGTTCGTGCGCGCCTTGGTGGCATGCGTGGCAGCTGATGCCAACGCTGTTGCACTGGCACTGACATTCAACATTCGTGTCCGCGAACATCTGGAACATGCTGAGCCTGTCGTGCAGGTCGTGAAGCATGGAATGAATGCGAGTGATGATCGGCTGAGTGAGTTCGGGAAGAGTGTCCTTGAGGTCTTGAATGAAACGCAATGTAATTGGAACCATGACGTCCATGATCATGTCCGTGGGGGCGTGTTCGCCGCGCTGTGTATTGCGGCGCCCGTTGAAAATGCTTTGCCGGTACTGGTTTATTTTTTGGCGTTGAACCTGTTGAATGCGAATGACCATTTTGAGATGAGCCCTGATGTCATTGAACAGCGCCAGAATGGGCAAAGCGTATTTGCAACGCAATGCGTTGGCACTGGATTTGCCATCACACTTGTCAAATTCACTCTGGACGGAAAGAAGGTGATTGCGGAGCAGTTTGGTGCTGCCGGCCACAATGCGTAAAGAAGATGCCTTGGATGCCTTGATGGATGCTTTCATTTTTTGTATCAACAACAAATGAATTAGAGATGAACGGGTAGAGATGGCGCTGATTAAAACAAGACAATTCCAAAAAGCAATTCAATTTTTTTTATTTTCATACATTTTTTGGAATGACATCTGGTTTCATTTTAAGTGTATTTGTTAATTGGATTTATTAGAAGAAAAAAGATTAGTATTGACCGGTTTCAAAAATTGATTCTGTGTGTCTAAATCCTGCAAATAGTTGCTGTCCTTTAAAAATGGGTTCATACCAACTTGCGGGGTTGGCCCACGTTCGTATATTTTGTCGCTGTTATTCTCTCGTTTTGAATGTTGATGATCCAAATTGAGTTCCTGAAATTGGTTTGAATGCGATTGTTCTTGAGTTTGTCGTTGTTCTTGTCTTTGTTCTTGTTGTTCTTGTTGTGTGGCATATGGATTTGTCGTGCTAAATGTTTTAAACAGTGACTGCGATTGTAGTGGTTGTAGTGGTTGTTGTGGTTGTTGTGGTTGTTGTGGATGTTGTGGATGTTGTGGATGTGGTTGTAATCTGGGTGTTTTCAAATTTTCAGATGGATATGGAGGACGCCATATATGATTCATTGTATTAATGTATGTATTAATGTATTTGCACAGGTTAAAATTTAAAATCATTGCACGCATTATCCAATTTGACACCCGCTAAACCTGGATCGTTTTTCAATGGTTGTCCAACATTCTTCGCACGCAAAACCGTGCTGCTGTTGGTCCGAAACCTTTTTCAGAACGTGCTTAAACTTATTACATCTGTTGCACTGGAACGTGCAAATCTGATTATTATCAGAGCGTGGATAATTGGGTTGCATGGGCTGTGTTATGTGTTATGCAAATAGTTTAAGCCTTCATTTTATATTTCTTTTTTGAAAAGTAATATAAAAAATTGATTCAATTTAAATGCACAAAGGCAAATAAATACCCGTCATCATGCCATCATTTTACCCCCTGGAAATCAACGGAACAAAATACCTGATTTGCAAACTGTCAAATCAGCCCTTCTCCACGCTGCACGACCCCGACACCAAACAAATGGTGGGCCAATGGAACAATGAAGCCGCACAGTATGAAATCTTTCCTCCGGGGTCCCCCCAGAATGACGACATCGCATTTGAGCGGCACATGCGGCAGTTAATCGCATCCGGAGCTGCATTCAAAATCGTGGATTGAGGAGGGATGTGATCACGAGCGTAGTAAGCGAGCCATATTCACAACCTCCGGTTTGGCAACTGCTGATGCCTGAAAAATCTTGAGCAAGTGCGCATCGTCGCGGAATCGGATGCTGTACTCCTGCTGCAGCTTGTTGCGCCCGATGCGCCCCAGCGCCTGAATGATTTTTTCCTGGCTGATGTCGCTCAAATCTTTGCCCAAGTACCCGTGGCAAAACTGGTAGTTCGTGCCGTAAATGTAGTCGGTGGACGCAATAATGAGGTACAACCGCTGATTCTGCGCCAAGTCCTTCATGATCTCCGTGTACGTCTTATTGGAATTGGACTGATCCGTCATCACCCCAATCCCCATCATCAGCAGCACCTTCCAAATGTTTTCAATCCGCAGCACCATGATGCGCTCCACGTCCTCGGGTTCCACGCGCGACGTAAACGGGTTTGCGGATGTGATGGCGTCCTCCGTGAGCTGCGGCGCCCACCGCTTCAAGTGCTCGGCCCGGTTCGGCACAAACATGTCGTTCAGCGCGCCCCATTTCACCTGCCGCCGCAGCTCGTCTATCTTCTCCTGCAGCCGCCGGACTTCGGGGCTGAACCGCATGTCGTCCATCTTCCGATTGTTTTTCTTGTCCTTGTCTTTGCCCCCATTTTTTGCCTTGTCATCGTTCTTATCCTTGTCTCCGGTTTTGTTGCCCTCCTCCATCGCGTCCTCCATCTCATGCTCCAGCGTCTCCATCTCGTCCTTGATGACATTGTTGTGATCAATGATTTCCATTAGGTCGTCCATCACGCACTCGGGAATCTGCGCAATCTGCAACGCAAACCGCGCGATTTTCTCCACGTCGTTCGCCAAAAACAGCGTCGGCCCGCACGTCAGCGTGTGCGCGTCCTGCGCCGTCAAGTTCACATTGGACGCGTGCAACCGCGCGCGCTGCGTCTGGAAGTGCGCCCAAATGGCAGGCCACCGGTCCGCCTGCACGTTTTCCAGCAGCTCCAGATAATACGCCTTGATGTTCGTCATATTGATGTCGGCAATGTCTGAAAAATGCCGATCCACCGCGTATCGCGACGAGGTCCACAGCTGACCCTCGTTGACGTGCGCGATGAATTTGACCACCTCCTTCAAATCAAAGTAGCGCAGCAGCGTTTTATAAGTGCGACAGTGCGCCGCAGACGCCTGCATGTCCTCGTAGCTCTCAAACATCAGGTGCGGCAGCTGCACGTAGCCATCCTTGTTCACCAGCGTAATGGTCTTTTGGCAGTCGTGGCTCACAATGCTGTGCACCTCAGCGTTTAAAAACCGCGCCCGGAAATCCATGATGGTGGGCGCCATCTCCGCTTGTTGCGGCAGCGTGGCCGACGACAGCACCACGTTCGGCACGATGTTCTCCGTCCAGTTCTCCTTGATGAGCGCATGAAACTCGTGCTCGGCGTAGTCCATTGTGATTGTGGGCTCGTCCCAATACAACAGGAGCTTATGCAGCGGGTTGAACGCATTCATGTAGTACATGGCGTGCTTATACGATTTGATGTCGCTGATCATGATCTCCACGTTGTCGCCCACGCTGTTGTCCACCTTCCGGATGCCACCCGTGCGGCGGTCGCGCACCACGTCCTTGGCGGCATAGTAGTGCAGGCGGATGTTGTCCACGCTGCCGCACCCGAACGCGAATGCGATGCGTTTTTTCGCGGAAATGCAGGCCTTCGCCAGCGCCAGACCCACGTGGCGCGCGGCGCACACGAAGATGACGCGGTAATGCTCGCTGAGTCCAATCGGGGTCAGCGTCTTGCCCGTGCCGGTGGGCGCAATGTAGAGCACCAGCTTGGGCGTCGCGTCATTCTTGAACGCCGTGAAGATCTGCTTCTGATGCTCATACAGTTTGACATCCCCGCACTTGAACACGTACTCGTTTTTCTCCACAAATTCGTGGGCTTTCTTGATAAATTCGGCCGGGTCAAAATCGGCCTCCACTAAATTGATCACATGATCAATGAACGCGTGCACATGCGGGTTCAGGTGCGCGATGCTGTTGCGCATGAGCATGCTGATGCTGTAATAATAATACATCCACTTGGGACGGCTGGGCACAGCGGGTGGCATCGGCACCTTCTTCTTCTTCGTGCCTTGCAACCAGTGCGGATACATGTGCGGGAACTTGTTGTTCAGCAGGTTTAATAATAATGACAGCAGCACAAATTCATATATTTTCGTTTTTTGATCGTCCAAATTGCCGTTCGTATTTTGAATCCGGATGAGGTCCGCCTTTTTGACCAGCTTCTTTTTGTCGGTGTCGGTTTCAAATGCCGACTGGGCGAACGCCTCGCGCATCTCGTCCACGTGCTGCTTGAAATACAGTTCATACATGTGCGCGTGCATTTCGTCGGATGCGGTGATTTTCATGTACTGCATCAGCGACTGGTTGGCATTGCGCACAATGCCCACGTCGTGATATCCGTCTTTTATGAGCTGATAAATTTGCTGTTCATCGTGTGAATCCGGGACCTCCACGCTGTCCCATTCGCTCTTGGTGAGTTTACCCTGCGTGAAATCCATTGTTGGAAATAAGTTATAATTGTGTAGCGCCGTTTCTTTAAATGCATTCGCAAATTGCTTTTACTGGTGTTTAGCATTTTAATAATGGTATTCTCCGAAAAATTGATTTTAGTTTAATCCAGTTAAAACTAATGCAGCAATAGAACATACAATGTTGAAATTCCTCTTTTCCGGTTTTACAAAGGAGCAACCGCCTACTACTACACCAATGATGAGCCCCATCATCACCAATCCATTGCTTGTGAGCCCGCCCCCCATCATCACCAATCCGTTGCTTGTGAGCCCGCCTACCATCATCACCATTGACGGCAATATCGGCTCCGGCAAATCCACCACATGGACCATGTTGAAGGAGGCGTACAAATTGAGGGATGATGTGCATTTCGTGGAAGAGCCCGTGGATTCATGGGACGACATTAAGGACGGGGAGGGAGTCCCGATTCTCACCAATTTCTACAAAGACAAGAAGGCGTATGCGTTCCGGTTTCAAATGATGGCCTACATTTCACGTCTGGCTTTATTACGCCGAACGGTTCGTGAGAATGCGGGGCGCTGTCGCGTGATTATCACTGAGCGCAGCGTGGATACCGACCGCAACATCTTCGCCAAAATGCTCTACGATAGCGGCGACATCGCGCACGACGAATACACCATTTACAACATGTGGTTTGACGAATTTGTTCAGGACCTGCCGGTGTCAGGACTCGTCTACATTCGCGCAGAACCCGAGACGTGCATGGAGCGCATTGCGAAACGAGGGCGCGAGGGCGAGACGATCCCGCTGGAATACATTCAAAAGTGCCACGACTATCATGAATCATGGATCAACGGATCTACTATGACCTGCAAAAAACTGGTCATTGACGCCAACCCCGAAATTGAAGTCACTGCAAACCAGCGTGTGGAAGAAATTGTGCGATTCATTGATGCACTTCACTGAATCAAACCCACTAAAACACTAATCCAACTAAAAAATAAGACAACTTATTTTTTATTTTTTTTATTTTTGACACTTAGTAGACCGTTTGGACCGTTTGGATCGTTTGGACCGTTTGGACCGTTTGGACCGTTTGGACCGTTTGGATCCTCCATAAGTCCAAGTGGTGATGGGAGCCCCCAAATTGCATTGTTCCGTGGGAGGATTGCTGGGATTGACTGCAACCAAATTCAGCCCGGCACTCCCACACGGACCCCTGCACGGCTCACGACATGCAACAACCACATACACACCAGGAGGACCCCCATTTATCAATGTGCTCAACAAACACGGATATCCGGCGGGTGTTAAATACGTAAATTGTCGGTTGTGAACGGGTTGTGCAACCAACATGTGTGCAAATTCGGTGCTTATGACATTCACCATGGGTCCCGCTGATGGATTCTCTGGATTGTATGATGGATTATATCTAAAAATTCCCTCATTGATGGGATCCTCCTTAGGGTTGTCCCTTTCAAACAGTCGCATGTCATTCACAATCCCTCCAGGCACATGGGTTGATCCAATGCATTCCATTCTAACGGTTTTCTTATTGTATTGTTGCATTTCATCTGGGTCCGGTTTTGCATATGATGCTCTGGCCTGCAATAATGTCACCAAAGAACCAAGATCTGTGAGGGAATGCATTTCCCACGCGGTCGTTGCGTCATCATTTTCACCCAACACAATTATATCTCCGTCCATGAACAACGACCGACCAATTGGACAAAACAACACCATGGATTTACTATTATTAAAATATTGCGGCTGCAACCCAGTGGATTGATCACCCAACATCGCACACCCATGACAACTCACGAAATACACGGGTTTTTTTACACCGTCCACATCTGTCACACTCATTACAAAACCAAATTAAATTACTGAATTACTTAATTGCTAAATTATACATTAACAGATATAAATTAAATATTATATATATAAACAATGGATCAAATAAAAGAATTGAGAACATTTAAGGATTTATGGGAACATGAAAATAAATTGACACGTGATTATGATTTTCGGTTAAGCCGATGGTTATACTTGTGTCAATATATCGGAGATGTTGAGTTGTTTGATGTTCCCTCCAGTTACAAATGGCAGAATGTTAGTATGACTCCAATCCAAAGAGGAACATTGCAAATATTTACGATCTTGGAAAGATTGCCTGAGTATTATGATAATCCAAGCAAAATAGTGACACTCCGTGTGGCTTATGAGATGACACCAGGTGAAACCAAGTTTAAGAAGGAGGAAAAACTAATACAAGTTAACCTATTCCAATTATTCCAAGATGCCCGATTGGTCCATCTTGGACACATTGGAATTTCTGAATCAGTTACTCCAGAACAGGTAGCAACAAATATTTTGGTAGTTCAGA